AGTACATTCAATTAACCGCATGATAAAGTTGTGGCTCCTAATAAAAAATTTCACCGCGCAAACGCGGTTAGAAAAAACTTAGAAGTCAACTATATCATAACCGCGAACACATTACTATGCTTGCGCCTCTCAAAAGAGAGAAATTAATTCGGACATTTCTGCCCGCCACTCGGCCACGGAGTGGATTTCCCCCTAATTCCGCGAAGAACTAGGGCTATATTGATGGAAGATCTATATCAGTATACAGAATAGGTGCACCGACAAAGAAGAACAAAGAAAAGTCTTCTCCTACGGAAACATACTTCTCCAAAATCATTGGTTCGGTAGCATTCGTATACGTAATAGAATTGTATCGGAGATCAACAGCATCATCATCAAAGGCAAATCCTGTATGATTGGCACGACGCGCATTCAAAAAACGATAACGTTCTTGAAATGGCACCTCGATTTCCAAAGCAGGGTTGATCCCGTCTGATGTCACTGCAGCACCTCCCATTGTACCTAAACATGATTCGCGAAATATTTTTCGCCATTCATCTGAAGATCCAGTGAGAGATGTAGTAAAGAGTCGATAAGGACTCTCAGCTCCTGGTTCTCGAATAATGGTCTGGGATGAAGTTCCCAATCGACGATCTTTCGAGGCAGTTTGAATAACTTTCCATCTTATGCCACCACGCCAACCTTTAAAAGCTACAGAAAAGTAGTTAAGGTAAGTTTGATGACAAAAGTTAAACAACTGTGTCCCCCCCGTCACAGGTGTGATAGCAGCTGGTGCATATCCCATGTGATGAGGAAAGGAACGGAAAATGTTGGTAATAAGCCTGTATCCGGCTGTACCATTTTCTATGGCTACCTCATGCTTGCAATATCTCTTCAATAAAGATCTAATGCTCACAATTGATTCTCCAAAGAATACATGATCCGTTGGGTCAGTCTTAGATAAATGGTCCATCATCACAATCTCAGAATTATCTTGCATAGGCTTGGAAGGCTCTGACGTGCTATCCTTGTCCATTTGTACAACTTCTTCTCCAGACTGTGGTTCAGGAAACCAATATGATCTATCTAGACCAACATGAGGGTTTCTAAATGTGATATCATCCCCGGCTGATACAAACACATTAATCCCAACCAATTTATCTTCAGCAGCAACGCTTGGTACTGTCATGTCATTAACAACATAAACATGCAACATACCGTTTGCGCGCTGTCCTGGTACAGTACCTAAAGCACTATTACCAAAACGCTGTGTACCCCAACTAATTGGATGTACATTTAAAAATGGTTCTGGGCAACCCCAACCAATCTCCACGGTAAAATCTTTCTCTTCAGCGATATCGACAATATGCGTGTAGTTGGTATTATATTCGTTAGAAGAAAATCCATATGGATCATAGACAATCTTCAGACGACCCTTATGATAGTTAGATGAAACAATTTGAAAACGATATTTCATTGTTCCTCTCCAACTCTCAAAAGGTAGTGCTGCAAAACAGCAAGCTGGCATGTGATTTTCGGACACACCACCAAAAGTCTGATTCGCCCAAACAACAGGTGTTACTTCAATAGAAAATAATCCTGATTCGGGTGGATAGACAGTTGAATCGGGTGACCAATTAAAACTAGTCAGCCAAGTCTCCCTACAAGCAATTGAACAGAGCGTCATTTCATCCGTAGCTGCCAAACCGACAGTAGTAGGATCTATTGTCAACTCTTGTTTACAATCTAACGACAATTTAGTGGCTGAATCCGGCATATTTACATTTGCTAGATTGCCCATAATTGTTGGCTTGTAGGGTTCTATATCTGACAAAGTGTTCGGCCGGGAATAACCGAACATAGTAGCCATTCCATTGATAGCACTAGCTGCGATTTCCGTCGCTCGTGCATATTGTCCAATGTATGGAACCGTTGTCAGCTGACCCATAACACGCGCCACTATACTAGCTGGTCGTGAAATAGGTCCTTTACCATATTCATCTTCTCCAGATTGTGGAACAAGTCCACCAGGTTCTGTTGAAGTAGGAATAGATAAAGTGACATCTTCAGCCCAGATAAACACTGAAATACGTGCTATATCTGAAGCTCCATTTGCATGTTGCAAATTTTGCAAGGTTCTAATAGAAATTTCTCCCATCTCACGCCATTCCTGTCGAGGTATACTCAAATAGTTTTTGGGCCAGAAGAAAGGTAATATCATATCACCACCTGAAGATGTTGTTGGATCAAGGTAAATGTGCGGTCTTTGGGAAGCTGCCACATTGTCTAATCGACTTAAACCTCGATCAACATAAAAATCATCCGAAAGATGCAATGGTTTGTAATTGGCCATCAATCTTCCAAAATGAAATCCGTTTCCGTTAATCAAAAATTTAACATGCAACTTACATCGCAAGTTATTAAAATTTGATATACGATTAATAACACGAGGATTTTCGAAAAATGTTGTCCACGGGTTAAAATTCTGATAAAAATCAGGAACGGATGTACTCCACGAATAATCAATTTTGATTGGTCGGGAGAAGAAAGACCCCAAATCAGCGTCATTGTTCTCTGCTGTTTTGAACGTCTCATCGGGCTGGGAATCCACCGAATATGTATACGATGGATTCTGATCCTTAAATGACACCATCTGTGTCTGTGTTTCTGTATTAGTAGTATTTATTGTTACATTAAACTTATTAAGGTGTATTTATGATTATCCTAATCTATTTCCCTTAAAATAGATTGGACAGAGCCCACATTTTTAGCTGACCAAGCTACTCCTAAATAGGAGCGTTACAGTCCATGATATACTTTCCTCACACTAAATTCTCGGTCTGGGGACGGGTTATAATGCCGGTAAATCAGGTATATCACAGTTCGTTTTAGCGATTCCGCGATGAACTTCGCGGAGGGTAATTACGCGCCCAGCGGGATTTTAACGTCTCCACGACGGGATTTTAACGTCTCCACGACGGGGCTGAAAATACTTAATGCAGCATCAATACGCCTGGATCAGCAATATCAACTGCTTTCAGTTTCTTTCCGAGATAACTGTCTACCATATCCTGGTACGACGGCAACTCACCCACAAAAGTAACTAATCCATGAATATCACGGATTCGCTCCAATTGTTCTTTGCGCAATTCATAAACATCTTTACCATGAAAGAAATATTCACGAGCAGCGCTCTTTATGGCATCACCAGCAATTTCTTCTGGCAACGCCGTGGATCCACGTCGTGACATGTAATTATGGAGTGACTTAACAATAGAAGCTTCTTCAATGGGTGCAACCCAATTGCCTAAAACTTCGTTGTACACAAAACCTCTCTTCAAAAAAGAAGTTTCTTCCAAAGTAATAAAAGGAACTGATTCAGCTTCTTTGTCTGCCATAGTGTATTTGATACCTACTTTAGCCAATTCATTAGAAATAGCCGTATGATTGAACTTTTTATCGTCCTCATGTACACTCATAGCATTATCATCTCCGTAACATATAAGAGCTACCCGATTATGGAAAAGGGGTACTTGCTCATTTTCATAAAGAGCATAATAAGCATATCGCAAATAAATGCTATTCTGCAAATTGTTAATAATCACAGTCAGTGGATGTCCAGACGGATTTGACCCGAATACCTTGACAAAAACGCCATTGTATTCATAAATAGGCAAACAAATCTCTGTAGCAATACCGCGCATAATCGTTAATTGACGTGCCGTATATCCGGC